GGTCATCTGGAACCGGGGATCATGGCCGTTCTTCCATTCTTCCAGGACGGCAGCCACATTCCGGTTGATGACGCTCTTGATGGTCATGGAACCTTCCCCTTTCAGGCTCACAATCTTGGAGTCTTCGGAGATGTCACAGGTCACATCTTCCCGGTTGGCCGTTACCTTACATTCGTACTTCTGGATTTCAAAGATCAGTTCACCGTTGCACCAGACCTTCCCATAAGATCCGTTCCAGCGCCGGCGGCCTCTGTATTTCACATCATATTCGCTTCTGTTCATCCTTCAGGACCTCCTCAGAACGTAAAGTTGATGGTCAGATCTTCCATGGCATTCACCGGTTTCACATTCCCTCTCAGAGCCAGCTTGGTTCCGGTATTGTACTGGCGAATCTGCATCTTGGTCATCTGGGTAGGATCATCCCCATGGAGTTTTGCATAGTTGGACTGGAATTCCTCATCGATATCCACTGTATTGTCCCAATCCTTGTCCAGCACATTGCCCTTGATGCCTTCGAAGTAGACCTTGATGGCTGCAATAAACAGCATCTTGTGGTCATAGTCGTTGATATACTTGCCCACATAGTACTTTTTGAAGGTATCCCGGATGTCATCAGTCATCATATCCAAGGCTTCGATGATTTTGATGTACCGGTAATCTTCCCCTTTGTCCGTGGTGAAAGTTACCAGGGAATTGCAGGCCCGGGCAATCTTGACACCATCCCCGTCCTGTTCGTCCAGAAGCAGCAGCTCCCCTTTATCGATCAGAGTATCGATGTCTTCATAGACCTCCACGCTTTCCACTTCTGTCAGCTTGAAATAGGTGGCGCTGCGGTCCAGAGCCAGGCCGGCCAGGATGCCGGCAATCCGGGCCGTATACTGGAGAGCCGTATAGGTCGTATAGACAGCCTTTCCGCTGGAATCAGTGTCAGTCTGAACCTTGATGTTGTTGGTGCAGAAGTTCACGATGCCTTCATGGTCGGCAGCCTGATCACTCAGCACGGCCTTGAAAGTCTTCCTCTTGTTGGTCCGCTGAGCCTTGATCCAGCTGGCCAGGTCCTGCTGTTCCTGAGTAGTTGCCGTAGGAGCACACAGCCAGTTCCATTTGATACTGGCCAGAATCTTCAGCACATTGGCCTGGGTGTTCTTGGCCCCATCCACAGAAGTCAGCGGCAGAGTATAAACCAGGATCCGCAGGGGAGTCCCCAGCAGACATTTCTTAATCAGATCCACGTTTTCCGGAGTCAGTCCGGATTCTGGAATATCAGACACATCCCGGATTACATAATTCTTGATTTCATCTGCACTTTCATTGTGCAGGATCATGGCTACAATGCCACGGGCAGACCGTTTGATGGCTGTAGTAGCCTTAGTCCGGAAATTGATAATGACCTGCGGCAGGCCAAATACTTCGGCTTCATTCGCCATTGTCATTCCTCCTTTAGTCTTGTTCAGTCAGATCAGCCCCGTTCAACCGAAGCTCCAGGGACTGCATCAGTTCACCACGGATATATCCAACCTCTTCGTCAGTCCAGGCATCCGTAAACTGCAGATCAAAGATGTAATGCAGCACATCATCCACCATGGTCCTTTCTGCGGACAGGATGGTAATGTACCGGTCTCCCACCTGAAGCACGGGCCGGAATAGAGTATCCAGATCATCCCCCACATCAAATACTGCTGACCGGTCCACCCGGCCTTTGGCATCTTTGGGATGGATGTACGTCACATCCACCTGGATAGTTCTGTCCGTGTAGGTTTTATCCAGCGTCTGGTGGATACTGGTGGTGAATTCCACATAAAAATAAGGTACATTTTCCGACTTTTCCACATTGTCGAAGTGCACCTTACAGTTGGGATATTTGGTTTTCAGTTTAGCCGTTATGGCGGCCTTGATGGATCTCAGGGCAATCAAAGGCATCAGCCTCCCAGCAATTTCTTGTAAATGGCAGCGCAGTCAGCCTCAAAAGCTTTCCCAGATTGGAGCATGCCCCGGTGGAGCATTTTCCGGCCCTTTACAAAGCCTCCGTTCCGGGTCCGGTGACCATATTCCACATGAGCTGCATAGTCCACATTGTTATAAATCTGGCACTGCCCACCGGAAGCTGTTGTATGGCTCCATCGACCACGGAGCAGGCCGGTATCCACCGGTGTGTTGTTCTGCACCCGGCCCTTGATGACTTCTGCCTCCTGATCCAGGAAGCGGTCAACCACATCCGGGCCTTGTTCTGTAATGGTCTCCAGTTTGCCACTGAATTTGTCGAAGCTGGAAAAGTGGATTCCCATTCAGGTTTCCTCCTTCCGTCTTACGCTGACTTCCACATGGTCCGGATAGGGAAAAGGCATGGCTGCGTTCAATTGGAACTGCTGTCCTTCATGGGTGATGGTCAGGATGTCGTTGGGCAGAATCTTGATATCCGGATCCACACAAAGCCGAAGATCATTGCTCATGTGGAAAGCCCTGGCTTCCTGACCACTTTGCAGTTCATTGCCATACTGGCTCAGTTTGCAGGGAACATCTTTGTACACATCCTGGAGCTCATAGATATCAGCGCCGTCTTTATCCACTGCATTCACCTGCCGGGTTACTGTGACCCGGTCCTTGTACATATACCGTGCCAGCAGTTTCCGGCACCGGGCCCAGGGTGGGATCATTGTGGCCACCTCAGTTTCCGGTACAGGTTCAGCCGGGGACGCAGGGCCGCCAGATCACTTTCCAGGGTGCTGCCGTTTTGGGAAGCATCGGACACCGCGAACTGATATTCCGTGTCGTCTTGCTTGATGGATTTCAACGCAGAACGGCCGCCATTTTCCAAATCCTCCATCCATCGGCCGATGATTTCAGCCCCAGTCATACACAAAGCCTGAGGAAAATCATCCCGGTTGCAGTAGTCCAGGACTTCCGCCACGAAATATTTGGCATACAGCAGCAGCCGAGCGGCGTCCGCTCCTTCCGCAGGTTTTCCTCGGATGGTAGCCACATTGCTCTGGATTTCCGCTTCCGCAGCAGCCGGTTCCAGGAATGTAGTCATAAATATCACCTCATTTCAGACATGAAAAAAGCACCAGGCATTTCTGCTAGGTGCTTTCTGTTTAAATAGCTAATGTTTTAGAGGAAGAAAATGAATTGTTTTACCTTTGAAAAGCTTCTTTGCCATGTTTGGCAAAATAATAGTTCGGAATCCATAGTTTACAATATATTCATAAGGGTTTCCATCAATTTCAGCACATTTATAATCGCCAATCTCATAATCACGATCAAGGACAAGAACACGAGCAGTTTTAACAGGAAAATCATCAACGACTTTATAGGTTTGCATTTCCATAATAGTCACCTCATTCCCTGACGTTTCTTTAATAGTTCTTCATATATTTTCAAATTTTTTAACGTTTTCTTTGTTTCTTCTACTGGTATTTTATACTTTTTGGCTACTTTCAGCAAGTATTTTTGAGCATCAATTTCCCTTTTCAAAAGAACATCAGCATTCTCACTTAAAGATCCAAACATATTCGCACGGTCTTGCTTTGCGTGATACATTTCTTCTAAAACATCGGAAATTGTAGCGTCATCACTGATAAAGGCAATGTTTCCACCAGCCATATAACTCGCATTAGCACCCACTTTTTCCAGGTGCTTCATGGCTATTTCACCAC